TGCGCTCTGCATTAAATGGAGTCAGTTCAACTTTGTATTCAGATGCAATTCTTGATGAAATAATTGATACAGCAGAATCAGTTGTTGGCAATCTTTTAGTTCAATGGAACGCACCAATTGATAAACATTACACAGAGAGTGCAACTTCAACAGTTTTGCATTCAACAAAACCCCACAAACTTTACGCAACACAAGTAGTCACAATCACCGGTGTTACTGGTCATAATGGATCAAAAACAGTATCTGAAATTGTTGATGAATTTACTTTCAAAATTACAACAGCAGGTGCAACTGAACACGATTGGCGAAATATCATCCCAAATGGCTTAGTTACAGTAAATGGTCTGTCACAATACGCAGATGTTGCACCAGTTGAATCAGCAGTGCTAACAGTTTCATTTGATGTATTTAAAGCACGCACAAGTGCTGGATCAACACAACAAGGACTAGATTTTGTTCCACAACCTTACATTTTAGGCCGTACAATTCAAAACAGAATCGTGGGAATGCTAGGCGCATACATTGATGTTGAGGCGTTAATCGGATGACATTAGCAACACTACGCGCAAACCTTAAAACAGCCATCACATCAAACAGCATTTATTCAGTTGTTGACTTTGGTGCAGAATTTGTCACAACCCCAAGCATCATGATTTTGTCAGCTGATCCATGGCTTGAACCAGTAACACTAGGAAACAACAAAGCCTGGCGCGTCAGATATACATTAGAATTAGTTGCAGCACCAAACACAAATCCTGGTGCATTAGTACAACTAGAAACAATGGTTGCCACAGTGTTGCCATTGATTCCACAATCTTGGCAGATACTATCAGTTTCGAGCCCAAGGATACGTCAAGCGAATACCAGTGATGTGTATTCGGTTGAAGTGTCAATTACTACAATCTACAATCCATAAGAAAGGATAAACAAAAGTGCCAACATCAGTATTAACAGGCAGACAAGTTGCCTGCACCTACAAAGCAGTTAACTATGATGACCAAATCACAAGTGCAACTGTTACATTAGACGATCCAAACGGGCAAGTTCAAACCTTGAATGGATTAGTTGATTATGTAATTGACAAAGAAGTTGGAACAGTAACTCTTGAAATTCTCCAAGACTGGGGCGTTGCAAGTGGATTCTGTGACACGCTTTGGACAGATGCAGACACAAACCCAACAACAACACAAGCAATGACTTTGACAATTAACAGCAAAGTTATGACCTTGACTGTATTACCTAAGCGCCCTGATTTTGGTGGCGCTGCACCGGATGCATTAACTGTTTCAGTTTCAATGCCAATCCGATCAGTTTCAATCGCGTAACTATCGAACAGGGGTCACCTAATGTTTAAGATACAAATAGAATGGACGTTGGCAAATGGAAAGTCTTACGAAGAATGGACTATTCCATGGGAGATTGCACAAGCTGAGAAAGAAACTGGCACAACATTTCTCGAGTTATTTAAACGAGAATTGCCACCAAGCCTTGAACAACAATTCTGGCTTGCCTATCAAATGCAAAGACGAGTCAGTGACAAGCCTGTTGGTAAGTTTGAAGATTGGCGATCAACAGTTGTTCACATCAATTCAAAGGATTTTGCAACAACAAATTTTACCCAGCCGGAAGCATCGAAAGAAGTTTGATAGAACTGGCCGTTATTTCGCGCCAGCCATTGTCAGAGTTCAAAACGCTTTCGGCCGAGCAGGTATCAACAATTGCAGATGTGGTGAATAGATATCATGGCGGCTAAACCATTTCAAATCAAAATTGCTGACAAAGACATTTTGGCTATTCTTAAAACTTTTAGCAAGATGGATGAAATAGCAAAAACAGATATGAAAAAAGCAGCCAACGACATAGCAACAGTTGCAGCATCTGCTGTCGGCTCAGCTCTACAAGCAACACCACAAGGCCAAGCCATTGCCAAAACAATCAGAGTTTCAAAATCAAGTAAATCACCAGTTATTACTATTGGTGGTGGAACTTCAAAACTTAAATCTGGAACACCAGTTGGTGAGATTCTTATTGGTACAGAATTTGGTGCTTACAACAACATCAGACGAGAACGCAAATCTGGAACATATGTTGGCCTTAGACAATTTGACAAAAGGTCGCCACGCGAGGGCAGAGGCAATGCAGGTTACTTTATCTTCCCAACACTTAAAGCACTTCAACCTTACATAACACAACAATGGGTTGAGCAAGTTGATAGAATAAGACGTGAGTGGAAAAGTAGGGTTGCATAATGGCTGACATTAGAACATTGAAGTTAGAGTTGCTTGCTGATACAGCGCAATTCTCAACTGGCTTGAATAAAGCAACAACTGAAACACAATCATTCACAGGCAAGATTGACAAGATTGTTGCAACTGCTGCTAAAGCATTTTTAGGCCTTGCAACAGCAGTTGGAACAGCAGCATTTGCAATTGGTGTCTCAGCTGTTAAAGCAGCCATTGAAGATGAAAAAGCCCAGGTTAGCCTGGCTCAAACTTTACGCAATACAACTAAAGCAACAGATCAACAAATTGCAGCAACCGAAGATTACATTGATGCCACAGCTAGAGCCACTGGTGTTGCTGATGATCAATTAAGACCATCTTTAGACAGGCTTGTTAGATCAACACAAGATGTAACTAAAGCACAAAAACTTCAACAACTTGCATTAGATATTGCAGCAGGTACAGGTAAAGACTTAGCAGCAGTTACTGAAGCCCTTGGCAAAGCCTACGATGGCAACCTGGGTGCTTTAAAAAGAATTGGTGTTCCACTTGATGAGAACATTGTTAAAACTAAAGACTTTGATGGTGCAGTTAAAGCATTGTCTGAAACATTCGCAGGTCAGGCTGCAGCAGCTGCTGAAACATTTGCTGGACGTATGTCAAGAATTAAAATTGCTGTTGATGAAGCCAAAGAACAAATTGGATTTGCTTTGTTGCCATTCTTAGAAAAGTTGGCAAAATTTGTAACAGATAATCTAGTTCCAGCACTTGAGGGCTTAGTGAACGGCTTGACTAGAAGTGGCAAACAAGGATTGACTAGAGCATTTTATGATGCCGGGACTGGTGCAATTACTTTTGGTTATGACATGGAAACAACTGAGGGTGCAGCATATTTACTTGGAGAACAAATTAGAAATCTTGGAGATGCAATAGGCAAATTGTTACAAATTGATCCTGCAAGTGGTGAGAGTTCATTGATTAAGTTAATTGATTCTTTTACAGCACTTATTGGAAAAATTGAATCAGCAATTGCAGCATACGAAAGATTTAAAGAATCATTTATTGGTGGCGCATTGATAGACATTTCAACTGCACCAGTTAGAGCAGCAGGACAATTAGCACAAGGCGATGTTCGAGGCGCAGTTACTGTTGTCAACAACTTTGGTGCAACCAATTCTAAGGCTCAAGCAAACACAGTTGTTAAGTCAATCAACAATGCTGCAAAGGCTGGCACAGTTAACAAATTTGTTAAGCCAATGATTCCAGGCAGATAATCATGCCTTGGTCACCAAACGCCACAGTTAAGATTAACGGCACAGCTGTTACTAATTACACCCTTGAAGGTGTTCAAATCAGCATGGGTCGCGATGATGTACAACAACAATCATCAGCAGGCTTTGCAACAATTGACTTCTTAGATTTGCCTTACACAGATGTTGAAATTTTTGACACCATCACAGTTACCCTGGACAATTACACCGGTGTTGACACAACAATCTTTACAGGCCTAGTCACAGATGTTTCAGTTTCAGTGCTAGATGCCGGCACAACAAATACTTTCATCACACAGATCAGTGCATCGGGTGCGCTTTCAGAACTAGCAGCCAAAGAAGCAAACATTGTTGGTTATGCCGAACAAAAAGATGGTGATCGTATTGTGTCAGTTGTCACTGACACTTTTGGCCTTAAATGGAATGAATTACCAGCAACACAAGTGTGGACTGATTACACAACCGAAACATGGGCAGATTTGCTTGGTGTTGATATATCAGCAATTGACACACCTGGAACGTATGATCTGTTTAGTTCCGTTGCTGCACCAGAACCTTTAAATGCTTTGAACTATGTTCAAATTGTTGCTGACTCAGGTTCAGGCTTTATCTATGAAACTACATCCGGTGGTATCGGTTATCAAGACCAAGATGCAAGAGCTGATTATGTTTCAGCAAATGGTTTTGTAAATGTATCCAAAAACTTTATCCTTGCCGATGGCATCAATGTGACCACATCCCGAAATGACATCATCAACGATGTAAGAGTTATTTATGGCGCAGCACAAGATGTAATGCAAGTTGAAGAACTTGACTCAATTAGCCAGTACGGCAGAGTTACAGAATCAATTGAAACATTCTTAAAGAACTCAGTTGATGCCGATACTTTGGCTGATCGTCTAGTACTTCTTAATGCTTATCCTCAACCAGTAATCCAAGGCATTCAAATACAAATTGATGCACCAACAATGACATCATCATTGCTTAATTCTTTGGTCGGTGTGTTCTTTGGTATGCCAGTATCTGTTACAGACTTCCCTGCCCTTTTGTACCCAAATCAATTCTTTGGTTATGTTGAGGGCTGGTCATGGGACATTGACCGATTCACTGCACGCCTAACACTTAATGTTTCAGACTTCACATTCTCAGCTGTACCAGTGGCGTGGCAAGATGTATATGCTGGTGAAATCTGGAGTACAATAGACCCATCACTACAATGGCAAGATGCCTTATTAGGAGTTAATTAACACATGGCAACAACTACACCAAACTATGGCTGGACAGTTCCAACTTCAACTGATCTTGTCAAAGATGGCGCAACAGCAATTGAGACTTTAGGTGATGCAATTGATGCATCCATGAATACAGCCCTTGGTACAAAAAAGGCTGGAATGGTTTTAATTAGCACAACTACTATTGGTTCAGCAGTTTCAAGTGTAACTATTCCAAATGTTTTTTCAGCAACTTACGACAATTACAAAGTCATGTGGAATTTTGGAGACGCCACAAATACTGTTACAGGTCCAACTTATTTAAGAATGGCTGCTGCAAGCACACCAAATACTTCGGCTACTTATTACAGAAGAACTGCTATTTCTGGTGACGCCGCATTAGCCAACAGCATTGAATCAGGTGTTACATATATGTATGTCGGTTCTATGGACACAGGTGAGACTTCTTGGTCAGGTTGGCAAATAGATTTGTATTCTCCATTCAAAGCAAAACCTACTGCTTTTAATATTTTAAGTTTTTCTTATGAAGGACAATTACAAAGTCATATAGGTGGAGGACTTCATACCACTTCAACTTCATATGACGGCTTCCAATGGTATTTAGGTTCAGGTACAGTAACAGGAGGGACGATTAGCGTCTATGGCTACAACGACTAAAGTTTTTGTACAAATTGGTGATGAAGTAATTGAATTAACTGGTAAAGAAAAAGAAGCATATTTGGCACAAAAAGAATTGGATAAAACAGCAGAAGATTTAAGAAAAGCAAATTTTTTAAAACAAATAGAATTAAAGAAATCTGCTTACACAAAACTTGGTTTAACTGAAGAAGAAATTAAGTCAATCTTATGACCAACTACAAAGCAATTGCAGCATCCTGGGCAAGATCATTTGTTGCAGGACTTATTGCATGTTATCTAGCAGGCGTTACTGATCCAAAGATGTTGTTATCAGCAGGAATTGCAGCTGTAGCACCAGTGATTCTTCGCTGGTTGAATCCTAACGATTACTCATTTGGAAAAGTTAATGTCAAAGAAGCTGACGAACACTAAAGGCTGGACTGGCCATGATGCAGCGCAATGGATGGCAGTTGCTCACATGTCAGGCAAACGTGGAGTAAAAGGGCTTTGTCTTAAGACTTGCCGTTAAGCATGGCAAATACCAGCAAAATATCCAAGTGCAATTATTGCCTGGAACAACACACCGAAGAAGCACAAATTTACTGATCCAATGAAAGCACCTCAAGGGGCAACTCACTTCTGGAAAGGTGGCAAGTTTGGCCATGTGGCTATTCAATCTGATAAACCTGGTTATGTGTGGACTACTGATTTACCTGTCAAGGACACAGTAGGAAAGATTTATTACACAGGCGTGACAGATGCTTGGGGTTCAAAGTATCTTGGATGGACAACACAATTGAATGGGGTTGATTTGAATGTCTGAAGATCACAAGATTGAAATTCCAGATGTGTTTGGTGATGCACTTATACAAGTCATGAATACAGCGCATGCAAAAGGTGAACTCGTTACTGGCTTTGTTTGTTTGTTGGAAACATACAATGGCAAACGCAAGAAGATGATTACAGTTACTTCACCGAAGATGCCTGAGTACCAGGCTTACGGAATGATTAACTTTGCATCAATAAACTTTGAGTACGCAGACTCACCGGATGATGATGAAGATTTTGACTCAGATGACTATGACCCAGACTGGTACAAACGCCAATGACAATTAACGAAATAGTTGGTGTTGTCAGTGTGTCAGCAACTATACTCGTCTTGATGATTCGCCTAATAGCGATCCAAACCAAAATCAAACAAACATTGTTCCCTAATGGTGGATCATCACTTGCCGACAAAATCAATGACATGAAGATTGATTTATCAAAACTACAAACAAAAACTGATATGATATGGAGTGATGTAATAGACCTTAAAAAGAAAAGGTGAGTCTATTAAGCGCATTGTAATAATTCCAGATTTGCAGATTCCATTCCATCACAAAAGGAATGTTGAGAAGTTACAAGATTTTATATTTGAAACAAAAGTTGATTCCCTTGCCTGTGTAGGTGATGAAATAGATGTGCCACAGTTAGGCGCTTTCAATAAAGGCACTAGAGCAGAATTTGAACGAACACTTCAAAGAGATTTTAATACAGCACACAATATCCTGGCAGATTTTAGAGAAGCCCTTGGATCAAAGAAGAAGCCATTTATCTTACAAAGAAGCAATCACAGCCAGCGCATAGAAAAATACATTTACAAGAATGCGCCAGCCTTTGAATCAGTAACAGCGTTACGCATTGAAAATCTTTTGGGATTGAACAAGTTAGGAATAACTTACCAACGCTCAATGGATTACATTGCACCTGGAGTTTTGATGGGTCATGGCGACGAGGGTAGGCTTTATTCACAGGGTGGCCTTACAGCCCTTAATTTGGGCATTAGAACAGGCCAGAATGTTGTTTGTGGGCATACCCACAGGCAAGGCATTTCAAAGGCTTCTAGGGGCTTTGGTGGGCGTTTAACGACCATTTGGGGATGTGAGGTTGGTCATCTCATGGATTTACGATCATCTGGTGCAAATTACATTAGAGAAAAGGCTGCTAACTGGCAATCAGGATTTGCAATTCTTTATGTAGAGGGCAATCATGTTGTGCCTCAATTAATACCAATTAATGAAAAGGGCAAGTTTATTGTTGAGGGCAAAGAATGGTAAGACACACCGAGATTTGACAACTCGGCCAAGTCGGACATAGACTTTAGATATGTCAAAACTTCTGCGAACAAGTGAGGTTGCTGATCTCCTCCTGGTCAGCAATCGCACCATTCAAAGATGGGCTGACAAAAACATCATCAAAGCAAAAGTGCTACCAAGTGGACACAGACGATTTGATGAAACAGAAATAAACAAAATGAAAAGGGGTCAATGATGGGATTCTTTAACATAGAAGATTATGAACCAGTTGAGGCAAGGCTTTCAAGATTCTGGGAACAACACCAAGAAGATGGAAGAATTGAAACCGAACTGGTATCACACAATGCTGGACATTACATTGTCAAAGCAATCATCTGGGTTGGTGATCGTCAAGTTGCAACAGGACTTGCAGATGAACACACTGAACAAAAAGGTGTCAATGCTCGCAATGCACTTGAGAATGCTGAAACATCTGCAATTGGCAGAGCATTAGCAAATTTTAACTTTGCACCTAAAGGCAAAAGGCCATCAAGAGAAGAAATGGTTAAAGCCAACTTAACTGAAACACTTGGTGCAACACCAGTGCCTTATGTTGAAAAACCAATTACTTATCTGAAGCCTCGCAGGGTTGCGACTCCGAAGATGTCTGGTTGGTTACAGCGCGAACTTGCAAAGCATCTAAAAGATACCAATGATCAAAATGCTTTCGTTCAATTTGCATCAAGGCGTAAAGATGCGCAGATTGTGCCGGAGTCAAATATGACATTTGAAGAAGTAAAGCCCCTTTTAGATGACATACAATCAGGCCATCTTGTTGATAACATTACAGCATGGAAACAGGGAATACCAAAGAGCCATGAAACAGCAGAGTTAATTGCTGCCGGTGGCGCAGAGGATGATCCATGGACTTCGCCGGAATTCTGATGTATATAACGCTACAAACAACACCAAAAGATTTGCCAGCCGATTGGAAAGCAATCGCAATGTGCGAATCATCACT